TGCCGGCGACGGGCTCGGCGTCGGATCAGGCGTGCTTACGGCTTGGTCAAATAGTTGACGATCGGTGATGGTGTTGCCACCGCCACCGTCAGCAGGTTGCGTGCTCATGGTTGCTCCTTGATCCTTGAAGGATCTGGGCCGTATCGTGGCCTGGACGGAAACGCCCAATATCGCTTGGACGATGCGAGTGCGGGCCCTTGGTGCGCGGCCCGTGCGCCTGCCTGTGTCGTCGGCAGTTACGAAAGCAATTCCAATAGGAGCGCGATCTCGTCCTCGTCCTCGTCGGGCGGGGATCGCAGCACGGTGCGAGGTGGCGTCGGCATATCGGCCATCAGCCCCGGCGCCGGTGGCACCTCGGGCAGTGGCGGCACCGGCGGTAATACCGGCGGCTCAACCGGGATGCCGATGGCTTCTAGAAGTTCTTCCAGTTCCTCGCGCTTGCGCTTGCGGAACTTGCGGATCATCCGCCCGCGACTGCCGGCAATTTCGCCGGCATAGCTCGGGGGCGGTATCTCGACCGGCGGCTCGATCGGTGGTTCTGCAACGCTCGGCCGCGTCCAGACCAGCAGCAGCCCGATCGGGGTGCGGTTGGTAGCCGGTGGCGCTACCTCGGCGCCCCGTCGCGTCAGTGCCAGCAGCAATCCGATTGGCGTGCGGTTGGTGGATGGTGTCGGTGTGCTGCTGCCCTGGAATGCGTTGAGGGCCAGCAGCATGCGCTCTCTCCTGCGCGCCTATGCGTGCAGGCGCAGGCGCATCGCCAGCATCAAAGGAATGCCCGCAACGGCACCGCCGCCGCCGTCATCATTGGCGTCGTTATATTCGCCCATAGAATACCAAGTCAGATTAAGTGCGCCGCCCTCGGTACTACCATTGTAGGTGTTGAAGTACGGGCGATTGTAACCCCAGCGGTCATTGGTGCAATGAATATAGATCGCTGGATGGTAATGGTGGGCGAGAGCACCAACGGCCGTAAAAAATGCCTTCTGCTCTGCGGCCCAGGCAGCACTGCGTTGGACGGCAGTAAGAAAGGCGGCTTCATCTGCAGTTCCGTGACCGGCTGCAGTGGTCCACCAATCATAACCACCTTCGTACTGAATGGCTGACTTGCCCAAGTTACCAAGCACGGTGTTGAATTGACCAGCTCGGGCAATATAAGCCGTAGTGCCGTCGCTAATATCAGCTCGTACACCCAGAGTAACCCAATCCGAGCAGATGCTTTCCTGTAAGGTTGGATTGCCAGCGGCAGCAACCCAGTTTGCCGTGTAGATGGCCAGATTATTCACATACCATTCGAAGCCATTATGCGTGGCCTCGAAGTAGCTGGCCCAGGCGAAAGTTTCGAACTTCAAATAAGGATCAGCGCCGCCGGTGTTCCAGGGATCGGCCAGAACCTTTGCGCCACCCCATACGCGGGGTTCATTTACGCCAGAGCCACCAACCGCAATTCCGTAAACACCTTGACCGGCAGCAACCCGGACCAGGCGCCCCGAAGCAATCTCTGTTGGGTATGCGGCGGCTAGGTCCTGGCACATCACTATCGAACGAACAACAGCGAAGCTGCTGATATCGGATGTGCTCTCGGTGAACGGCGTGGTTCCACCACCGGGATCATAGCGAAGCTGACCGCATCGGGTTGCCCAATTCGCACCGGTAAAGGCAGTATTCCAAGTTTCGTTTGAATACTCCATGAGTAGGGCGGATGCAGCATTAAGTCCTGCCCAGCCTCCACCACCATTTAGACAGCGGTCAACCGCTTTGACGGCCCAATTCTCGGCCGAGGTGTAGTCGGGATCGACCGACATCATGGCGCGAGGCGGGGTGGTGATCCATAGGTTGATGGCCCCGCCACCACCCTTCATTGCGGTTAGTTCATTAACGAGTGCTACGCAGGCCTCAAGCGGAATGCCGGGCTGATGCGGAACATATGATCCAGAACTGGCACTTGCACCAAAGGCTACCCATGTACCGGGTCCTATATCGCGGTTGTTAACAAGATATTTATCAAAGATAAAATGCACGTAACCTTCTGTTAAGAAATTAATGGCTCCTGACGAGGCAACTGGATAACCATCTATTAGCCCTACAGGGTACTCCCCGCGAGCCCCTACATTCATGCTGACATAATCGCTGACAGTAAATCCGGGTGTTTCCCAGCCATTTACCCCAGGAGCGCCCGCAACGAAGGTGCCATAGCTTGTCGTATTAATGCCGATTGAGAACGTGCTGGCACTCAGGACGGTAATCGTACACACTTTATAGTGGAGTTGATGAAACGAGTTGGCCGTACCCCGCCCCTGACCTATCTGAAAAATAACCTTTTGCCCGTTCGTAAAGCCATGACCTTCCGCAGGGTAACTGACATCTTTGTAAGCAGTCACAATGCCCGGGTTGGCATTGGTAATGGCAGTTATGGTACGTCTGGTCCAGTTCACGGTAGTATTGTTACCAGTAGCAATACCAACAGCGACAATCTCGCCATGTTTATGCGTAACTGGCATTCCAGCGGCACTACCAACTGTAATGAGATTTGTCGTGGAGTTTATAGTCGCGAGCGGGTAAGGCACCAGCCCACCCCAGCCATTTATATAGGAAACACTGTCGGGCGTAATCTGACTAGTCCAGTTACTCGTCAAGCTGGCCGAGCCGCCGGTCCAGTTGAGGGGGCGAATACAGCCGGGATTGAGATCAAGAAGTTGTTGCTTGTAGCCAGAGCGAAAGACCTTGCCGGCGTTCAGGTCGGCCTCATCCCCAATCATGTAAAATCTGAGATCGCGAACATAATCGTTTACGTTACTGGGATCACTGGCGGCAATAAAGAGGGTAAAGCCGCCAGAAGCCTCTGGTAAGCCAGATGGCGTAACGACAATACGCCCATTGGTGCCGCTGTATTGACCATTCGTTATTTGGGTGCCGGTGCTGGCTCCCGCATCGAAGGTCCACACATAACCCTGATCCAGCCACAGTGTACCCGTCCCGGTCCACTTCAGAACATATTGACCGGAATAGTTGGCCGATGATGGCAACATCACTATTGAGAGTGGCTTCCCCTTCAGAACTTCCGAGTTGTCGATAGGGTAACCATTGGCATCGATCAGAGAGTGATCGACACTATAGGGGTGATAAAACTGTCCTGTTTTTATAAAGTTGATGAACGGATAATCTCTGTTGAGTTGTGGAATGTTCAGGTTAAGGACGGAACGCTTGTTCAACCCCGGCATCAGATCGCCCACTTGGCAGCGAGATAGCTCTCGGCGTTGGTGATGTCGGTGGTGGAATTGCCGGGTATTATGAAAAACTCCAGGAGATATCCCGGCATGGGGAGGTAGTAGTTGGCAAGTTGCTGACTGGTGGCAGCAGTGATGCCTCCTGACCCCATAGTGCCGGTCGCAATTGCCGCCCCGTTTTTGCGAAACTTGGAGGAAGCCCCGTCGAACACGCCAACAAAATAGTAAGGAGTGTTATTGGCGAGCGCGCCGCCGCCCTTCACGAAGTTGGTGCCATCATATATGCCCGCGTCACTTGTGCCGTCATTAAAGCGGGTCAGCATAGCCGGGCGGGTGCCAGCGCCTGTGTTGTTGGCCTCCCAAGCACCCTCATAGTTTGCGGTTGCTGTGGTTCTTTTGAATGCACACACAACAATAAACGGCTGCGCCCGCGTGAAAGCGGGAATGTCCATGTAGGTCTGGTTAGCGACAACCGACAGCAGCCCGTGCTTGCCGTTCTGGACGCTTGCGGTGTCGGTTAGCCTGAGAGTGCCGGATTGCGTCGCGTGGCGATTGTTGCCCGACTTGTCCCTCCATTGAGTGACCAAGCCGCCCGAAGCGGTGATCGTTGCGGCGTCGTCGGCGTCGTACCATAGGTCGGTGGACACGCTCGCGGGTGTCCAGCCGCCGCCACCGGCGGCGACGTAAGGACGGCGTGAGGCTGCTACGAGAGCGCTGCGGTTGTGGAACATCAGGTGAAATTCCCGGTCGCGATGACGCTGACGCCGGCGGCGGTGGTCACCTTCCACGCCCCCGACAGGCTCACCAGTCCTATGGGAATGGGATAGGTGCCAACACCGGCGCCAACCGCGTTGGGCAGCACGGTAATGGCTGAGCCGGCGCCGTCCTTGATCTGTACCTGCGAGGTCGCGGCCGTTGCCACCACGCACAGCAAGCTTTCGAGATAATCGCCGGCCGCGCCCGTTGCTCCCAACGATTGATCGGTCTGCGAGGCAGCAACGGTTTCCCATTCGGTGCCGCCCGACACGCAGGGCACACCCCCGGCAACGAGCGAGCCGACCTGGCCGCTGTCGATAGTGACACGTGTGGTCTGGGCAGTCGCCGCGCCTGCGCCGCGGTCGTATGCGGTCGTTGATACGCCGGTGACCGCAACCGTGCCGTCCACCGTAACAGTGCCGCCGGCGTCGGAAATCGGCAGCGGGGCGGCGTTGGAAAGCGGGGTAGCAACACCGTCGGCCCCGGTAACAATCTTGATGATCTGATACTGCACGCCGCCAACATCATCGGTTGCGACGGGAACGGCACCAACGCCCGTGCCAGGATCAACGTTGATATTGTCGGCCATCTTAATCCTCCATTGACGATGATGCGCCGATCACTTTGCCGGTCTTGGGATCGCGGTGAATGACGGCTTTTCGCGGCTTGCTGACCGCCTGCATCAGCCCGGCGTGTGAATGCGAGATCGCATTGATCAGCGCCGCCATTGCCTCGTCGGTCTTGCTCGCGCGGGCGGCATGCTCGGCGTCACGCTCGCGCTCGCGTACCAGCCCGTCGCGATAGTGCATGGTGCGCCGGGCAACATCCTCGTCAGGACCGAAATCCATCGAGTGCTGCTGCGGGATCTGCGCTTGCTGCGCGGCCTTGTCGGCGGCAATCTGCGCCTGCGTCTGCGCCTTGAATTGTTCAATTGCCATCTGGTTCTGCGCCTTCTCGCGTTCAATCTGCAGTTCCAGCGTGGTCTTCTGCACCTCGGTCTGCTGCTGCAGTTGCGCGGCTTCCCGCTTGGCCGTCAGATCGGCCTGCATCTTCTCACGCTCCAGCGCTATCTTGGCCTGCCCCTGCTGCTGCTCCATCAGCAGCTTGGCCTGCGCCTCCTGCTGCTTCGGGTCGGGCTGCTGCGCCTCGTTCTGGCCAGCGTCGCGGAATTTCTTCTTGATGTCGGCCGGGAGCGGTGCCGTCTCGATCAGCACATCCATGACAGCGGCGGCCTTGCCGGGCGAGAGCATCGGCGCCACCGCCGGCAATGCCTGCGAGATCGCGTCGTAAGTGTCCTGCATCAACGTAATGCTGTCGGGGCCTTCGTCGAGAATGATGTCAACGTCGAGTTCGCCCACCGCATTGCGCAGCATTGGCGTTCCGGTGACCGGATCGATCTGCACCACCTCGTTGATCTTGACGAATTGCGGCTGGCCCTCGGCGTCGGTGACCCTGATCCAACGCTCGTTGGTCCAGTATTTCTGTACCGAGTTGAACAGCGAGCGGTAAACCCGCATTTTCCAGGCCCGCAGATTGAGCATGTAGGGGCCCAACTCGGCGATGCCGGCTTGCTGCAACAGGGCAATGGCACGGCCGGATGATCCGTTCGCCAGCCCAGCGCCACCGCCACCACCTGCTAGTGCAGGATTGGGTCCAAAGTTCTCGATTTCCTGCGCGGCGTCGCGCATGAATTCGAGTTGACCCATAACCGCGGCTTGCTTGGCCTGATCGTCGAAGCGGATGTCATCGAGCCCGGTGTTGACCAGCACGATCCCGTCAGCGCGGGCTGCTTCGCGTCGCAGCGCCTCGACGTTGCCATCGGCCACCGCCGCCTTGGTGGCGATGATGCGGCGGTTGTTGAGTTCGTGCAGGCCCTTCGACCGGCGCTGGTTGACCTCGTCCTGCGCACTCTGCAGATTGCGCGGGAAGCCGTAGCGGTCGCCCTCATGGTCAACCTGCGCCGAGAACATCAGATATTTGCAGAATTGCTTTTCGTACTCGTCCACAAACGGCGACGTACCCGCCATCAGTATCTTGGAGCCGGTAAACAGCGTCCAACGCCAGCCGCCTTTTGATTTGTACCAAACGTCAACCAGCCTGACCTGCTTGAAGTCGCCGTTGGCCTGGAACCATTTCGCATCCTTGTCGGAGTTGCTGGTGAGTTCGCCGCTGCTGTCGCACGCGGCCTTGATGTCGTCCTCCATGCCCGGCAGCAATTCGATCAGTTGTTCTTCGTCCACGTACTTGCCGATGCCCATGTAGCGGGCATCGGAAAAGTCGTGCTTGAACGAGCGCGGGTCATAAAAAAACCCGTCGTTATCGACGGGTGAGAACATCACATCATAGTCGGGTTGTGGTGGTGGTGGCTGTTCAAGCCGGAACAGATTGCCCTCATTGTTCAGCGGCTTTGACGGCGGCATGGCCTTGAGGTCAAGCTCGATGCCAGCAAGACCGTCGATCGCCGCCGCTTCCGCAATGATCGGGCCGACCTCGTTCCACTTGTTGCGGTCCATGATGAAGCGCAGCACCGCGGTCGCCAGGTCGGCGCCCTGCTGATGCTGTGGCGTACGCGGGTAGGCTTTGGGATCTTGTTTCAATCGCTCGACTAGGCCGACAATTCCATCGATCTTACGGCCGATCTTGTTGTAGGTAACGACCGGCTGGCGTCGATCATTGAATGTCTTGATCTGCTCCGATGTCCATTGCGAGCCGTGGCGATAGCGCCGCGCGTTTTGCTGCTCCTGAATTTCCAGCGTCTTGTTGTCGAGGTAGGTGGTGTACGCCTGAATGCACTTTTCCAGCGTCCACGAGCCGTCCTTGTTCTCGTCGTTGTCGGACAGATCGGCGGGGCCGCCACCGGCCGCGGAGCCGCCCTGCGCGTAGCCGCTGAAGTTAACCACCGATGCGACCATGTGCCGTCCTCAATCAATATTGCTGGCGACCGATTGACATCGCAGCCGGATCAGGCGGCGGTAGCGGCGGCCCGCCCGGAATGGCGGTCTGCGGTGGTGCTGCCGGCGGTTTCATCATCGGCTCGGTGCCCGGCGGTGGCAGGGGTGGCGCTTCGGCACCCAGCCCCGCGCCCTGCTGCGGCCCGCCCATCGCACCGGCGAATGTCCCCATCAACGGCACAACCGCGCGCTGCTCCTCGGGCGAAAGCGAGCCTATGAAGGCCGAGAACTTTTCCTCAACAGACGGCCCTTGCATGGGCATTTGCATCGGAATGGGCATGGGCTACTCTCTCTGTTGGTAGGCAGTCATGGCTTGACAACGTTAGGCACTCAACCGCCCATCTGAAGCGCCCTACTTACCCAGGATGGGAGAGCCCGGTAACGCGATGCAGCGAGTAGGGGCCTACCGCTTTCAATAAGTGCGCCAGTCGCCCGGCTGCTCGCCGCCCGGCTTTAGCGGCGCATAGCCGCTGATGTCCTGCGGCTTCGGTGCTTCCTTCACGCGCGCATATGGCCTGGACATGCAGGCATACCGCCACTCGTCACCGCAATGGTCCTCGCTGTCCGACATTACGTCTTCGTGTCGATCGGGATCGTGCTGCAGGAACGGAATGGTGCGGATGCTGTCCACACAGGTCGAGAACGTCACGATCATGGCGTGACCGTCGGCATTGCCAACCATCCGGGAGCGCATCTGATCCCAGCCGCTGATTTGCTGGCCATGCCGCACCCGCCTGTTGTCGGCGCGCTTGAACCATACTTTGCCGCCCGAGCCGGTGCCCATGCTCTCGGCGATCGACGGCCCGCCGTCCTCGATAAAGGCTGATGGATCGAGCACGCCGTAAGCGATGTCATCGTCCTTTTCGCGCTCATGAATTTGCCTGCCGACTTCCGCCGCGTGCAGCTTTAAGCCCACATTCGGCTCGCCCGGGCGCATTCCGTACCATTCGCGATAGCGCACCATGCAGCCGCGCGGCAGATAATGCCCGTTCACCTCGTAATCGTCCGACACCACCGCCCACCAGCCGACCGAGAACGGCGAGGCCGAGCCCCAATCCATCGAGCGAAAGCGCAGCCAGTCCTTCGGTATCTCAAACGGCCGGATGATGTGGCGATCAGCCGACCAACAATCAAAAAAAGCACCCATGGCGACGGAGAAATCGCCTTCCAGCCACGCTGCAACAAGCTCCTTACTGCCAACCGCCCGCAGCCGCTGCGTATATGCCTGCACGTCAATGTGCGGATTATTTGCCACCCGCGACGGAATATAAATTCGTTCTAACCCGGTCCCTGGATCGCGGATGATGCGATTTCCGAGCGGCGCCGGATCGACATAGCGTGCGCGCACCCATTGGTGTCCCGGGCCGCCGGGATTGCCGGTCAACCGCACCGTCACTGGGATGCCAGCACCCGAGCGCAGCGTGGCAAACATCTTGAAGATGGGAGCCGGCGACGGAAAGTTACCGGCTTCTTCAACATAGAGCTTGGTGTAGCTGTGACCTTGATAACCCTCGGCGTCACTGTCGCGGTCAAGATAGGCGAATTTCAGCCGTGCGCCCTTGGGATCGCGCCAGACCTTTTCGGTTTCGTTGTATGTCCAACCTAGCGGACGGAACAGCACCCGCGAGCGTTCGATGATGTCAGTTAGCTCAACGTAGGTACGCCGGATCATCAGGCCGGAGGCATTTTCGCCGTAGCGATCAGCATGATCCATCCAATCGCCGAGCATGCCGTCGGACTTGCCGCCGCCCCGTGCGCCACCAAAGAACACTTCGAACACATCGCACTGAATAAGTGACCATTGTGCAAAGTTGGAGCCCGGCGACCAGAGCACACGCTCGATAGGTTCACTGTAGCTTGGTGCCACTCCCATTCATGGTGCCTTCTATTGTCTTCGCCGGATCGAGGTAGTCGCCACCGTATTTTTGCAGCCAAGCTTCGCGTGAGATCGGCTCGGGCAGATGTGCGACGTATCTCACATTTATGTCGGCCGTTACTGCGGTGCTGGTGAGGTCGGGAATACACTTTCGAAGTAGAACGCAGATGGCGTGCACTTGCGATACGCTCAATTCCAG